GTGCTTTTGCCGTTACGCACCACCCCGTCAGTAGCTGAACAGGAGGGACAGCTGATAGAAACAGAAGCCACTGGAGCACCTCAAAAACACCATCATACACTAAATCAGTAAGTTGGCAGCATCACCGGCGACGGTAAGGGTATTCACGTCTTCCCGAAGCCTGGAAATGCTGTCGAGCAACTCCTGTAGAGAAATGGTGTTATTGTCCATAAATAATCCTCATGATTGTATTGACCTGTTAGCAGCCTGAGGCAACAGGCTGGAACTGATAAACATATCCAGGGCTCAGAAACCGATAAATCCTGATAAATATCCATGAACGCAAAAATCAGATACGGCCTGTCGGCTGCCGTTCTGGCGCTGATTGCCGCTGGTGCGCCTGCGCCTGACATTCTCGACCAGTTTCTGGATGAAAAGGAAGGCAATCACACCACGGCATACCGTGATGGTGCAGGTATCTGGACCATCTGCCGTGGTGCCATCATGGTGGATGGCAAACCTGTCGTTCCGGGCATGAAGTTGTCGAAGGAAAAATGCGACCGGGTTAACGCCATTGAGCGTGATAAGGCGCTGGCATGGGTGGAGAAAAACATCAGAGTGCCATTGAGTGAACCCCAGAAAGCGGGGATCGCGTCATTCTGTCCGTACAACATTGGCCCCGGTAAGTGTTTTCCGTCGACGTTTTATAAACGAATTAATGCAGGTGATCGCAGGGGAGCGTGTGAGGCGATTCGCTGGTGGATTAAGGACGGTGGCAGGGACTGCCGTATTCGCTCAAATAACTGTTACGGTCAGGTATCCCGTCGTGACCAGGAGAGCGCGCTGGCGTGCTGGGGAATCGACAGATAAGCAGAATATTTTGCTAATAAATGACGTTGGCCAAGGCGGACGGATAACACGAAATCCTGCGAACTGGCAAAATGTAAGTGAATAAAAGTAAAAACCCCGTTTGTTGGCAGCAAGCGGGGTTTTGTTTTTATGGCAGTAAGCTATGGGAGGCTGCCTTGATTGATTTTAGCAAACTGATTAGGGAGTTGCGACTCATGATTAGTCAATTACCAAACTGGAAATTTTTGCTGGTCTGGAGCATCCCTTTTTTATGGGTAGTATCCCAGTTAATTGTGGCAATTAAGGGGTAGCTATGTCAGACAAACTCATAACGCCGGCAAAGGTCCTGTGTGTGATTGTCGGTATTTCATTTTCACTAATGCTGGTTGCTCTTTTTCTGTCCCTCGCCTGGGTGATGTTGTCTTCGTCGGGGCTGCTGGGGTGACAGTGACTGATGACATCAGCAGAGCGCTGGCTTTTGCTATTAAGTGGGTGGCTGTTGGTATTGCTGTGTCTCCGATGCTGTATGGGCTGGCAAAACTGGTCATTGCGCTGAAATCGTGAACTTTAAAAAGATGAGTGCTGAACTTATTCGGGCAATGGCATTTGCCATTCGTATTGTGGCCATTGCTGTTCTGGTCTGGGCAATCCGTTGGTGGTGATATGAACCGTGTTCTGTGTGTGGTGATTATTGTCCTGCTGGTAGCCTGTGGTGTGCTTAGTCTGGGGCTGAATCATTACCGCGATAACGCCATCACCTACAAAGCGCAGCGCGATAAAAAAGTCAGTGAGCTGAAACTGGCGAACGCGACAATTACTGATATGCAGATACGCCAGCGTGATGTCGCTGAACTTGATGCCAGATACTCGAGGGAATTAGCCGATGCGAGAGCTGAAAATGAAACTCTGCGTGCTGATGTTGCCGCTGGTCGTAAGCGCCTGCGGATCAACGCCACCTGCTCCGGTACCGTGCGTGAAGCCACCGGCACCTCCGGCGTGGATAATGCAACCGGCCCCCGACTGGCAGACACCGCTGAACGGGATTATTTCATCCTCAGAGAACGGTTGATGACAATGCAGAAGCAGCTGGAAGGGGCACAGGACTATATCCGCACTCAGTGCCTGAACTAAGTTTTGCTGATGCGCCGTATCGTCGCTGTATTCCCTCATTAACAGAGACCGCAGCCCGACAGGGAGACTCCTCTGCGCGAGTGTGCGGGGATAATCAAAAACGATACACACCGGGGTTTACCGCGTTAACGGAGCGCGGCGTTGTCCCCTCATAGTCGCCAGTCCGGTGCGATGGTGGAAGAAACAGGACGATGTGTTACCTCGCAAGCCCTGTTATGTCATGTGTCTGATTTGTGATTTAAGTCGGATAATTGTCGTTGCCATTAAGCAGAGGATTGATGACCGACAGGGCGGCATTGTTAGAATAAGACTTATTCTAATCTGTGCGGGGAATGAAAATGAAAAGAAATCTTCCGTTAATTATTTTGTTGTCTTCTCTGGTTATGGGCTGTACGCAACATAAAACAGATATGCCCCGACAGTTGGTTAAGGCATTACCACAATATCCGGCCTATGCAGCGGCAAATTATATAAAGGGACGGGTTGATGTGAGGTTTGATATTGGTGCTGATGGTACTGTCACCCGAATTGAGTTTATTCGTTCAGAGCCGCACCATCTGTTTGATGAGCAGGTTGTAAAGGCGATGGCAAAATGGCGATTTGAGAAGGACAGGCCGTGTAAAGGCGTGAAGAAAACGTTTATCTTTAGTCCTTCTGCGCACTGATTATTTCATCAGAAATTAATTATCACTCTGTTGTTATTCTGTACATCCCGGCAGGGTAAGTATTGTTCCGTCGGATATGAAGATGAAATATTGTTGGAGGACAGTGGGTACCTGCTCCTGTAACCGAACGTTCATTTCTCGTTATTTGTCATGCTGGCCGGGCGCAGATGCGTTGCATCTGTTGCCAGCCTTCTCCTGCAGGCTTCAATAACCCACGCTGAAAAGTTACCGGACCCTTTATGCTCAAGGGCGATGTTGATCTGTTCAATCATGTGATTGGGGAAACGGATATTGCGGGTTGTGGTTCTGCGGGTACGGTTTTTCGATGACATATTTATTTCCTTTACTGATTGCCATATGACGGGGATTTTACATGGCTGAGCTTCGTACACTCCAGAGCAGAATCAAAACACTGAATACCCGACGGGTGAATATTCTGAAGGGTGAACAGCGTCGTGTCAGTGGCAGTGCACGTGTTTCCCTCAAGCGTCATATCTGGCTCAGGGATGCCGGGCAGTGCTGTCTCTGTGGTCGTGTGGTTGACCTCTGTGACAGTGAACTCGATCACCGAATTGCACTTCAGTTCGGTGGTGGTAATGAGGAGACGAATCTCTGGACGCTCTGTACCGAATGCCATCGACAAAAGTCTGCTCGTGAAGCGGCGAGTGATATGCCGGACCCGACGCTGCCGGAGGTGTCCGGAGGTAGTGGCAGAGAGGACGACATCATCGGACTGTAACCCGACCCCGGGGGGGTATCATCCGGCGTAAAAAACGATCGCTTTGGACACCGCGCCCCCTCTCACGCAGAGAAAAAATTCCCGTTTCAGGGCAGTTAACATGTTAACTGGCTGCCCGGGCATTTTTGCGGTTTTTATCTTTATTATTCAGTTTGTTGTGCGGAAAAAATGTTAACAGGCTTTTTCAGCAAATGTTAACCAGGCAGCAGTTAACATTTGCGGCATGAGACGCCGGGAAAAATGGGCTGAACCATACCCGGCTGAGTGCGTTCTGGACCCGGGAGGAGGCTGTGCTGACAACGCAAAAACGAAAATTTGCGCTGGCGCTCATGTCCGGGAAAAACAAAACAGCGTCAGCCATTGCCGCCGGTTATTCGGCGAAGACCGCCAGGGTTAAAGGCTCGCAGCTGGCAAAAGATCCTGAGGTGCTTGCGTTTATAGCCCGTAAACAATGCGAGACGGTGGAGGTGGATGAGGTTCCTGTTTACCGGCAGAAAAAATCAGAGCAGGAGGATAAACCCCGTCGCCGTGAGGCGGCTGCAATACCACAGCCGGACGAAAACAATCCGGAGATGCCACCGTCCGCGGTGATGTCTCCTGGTATTGAATATATGGAGGATGGTCTTCCCGATCCGGTGAAAGCCATGGGGCGGATCCTGGTGGAAAACCTCTGCATTGATCCGAAACTGGCACTGGATGCGGCCTGGCGTCTGGCGCAGTTCACGCACCATAAAAAAGGGGATACCGGGAAAAAATCGGCAAAAGGTGATGCCGCGAAAAAAGCGGCTAACCGTTTTGCGGTGCCACCGCCCCCCCGACTGGTGGTGAATAACGATAATGAGGGCAACGGATGATACCTGTATGGAGCACAGCCTGCCCGGACTGGGCAGAGCGCCTGAAAAAGGGGCTGTCGATTATTCCGGATCCGATTTATCCGGACGAGGCCGCACATGCCCTGGCGATTTTTAAACAACTGCGGATTGTGGATGCACCTGGTAGCCCTACGTTCGGGGAGTCCTGTGCACCGTGGGTGTTTGACCTGGTGGCGGCCCTGTTTGGCTCCTACGATGCGCAGACCGGTGTACGCCATATCAAGGAAGTTTTTATCCTTATCCCCAAGAAAAACTCGAAGTCCACGCTGGCCGCGGGGATCATGATGACTGCACTGTTACTGAACTGGCGGCAGGCGGCGGGTTACACGATTCTGGCCCCGACTGTGGAGGTGGCGGCCAACGCCTTCAACCCTGCCCGGGATATGGTACGACGTGACGATGATCTGGATGACCTCTGCCAGGTACAGACCCATATCCGGACCATCACCCACCGAGTGACGGACACCACCCTGAAGGTGGTGGCAGCCGATCCGAATACGGTGTCCGGTATCAAGTCCGTGGGTACGCTGATTGATGAGTTGTGGCTGTTTGGCAAGCAGTGCAAGGCGGAGGACATGTTACGTGAAGCCATAGGCGGCCTTGCCTCCCGCCCGGAAGGGTTTGTGGTGTATACGACCACCCAGTCGAATGAACCGCCCGCCGGGGTGTTCAGACAGAAACTGCAGTACGCCCGGGATGTGCGCGACGGCAAAATTCATGATCCGCACTTTCTGCCGGTGATATTTGAACACCCTCCTGAAATGGTGGAAAGCGGGGCTAACCTGCTGATGGAAAACCTCGCCATGGTCAATCCGAATCTCGGCTATTCAGTGGATGAGGCCTTTCTGTACCGGGAGTACCGTAAAGCCCGGGAAGCCGGTGAAGAGACATTCCGGGGGTTCATGTCAAAACACGCCAATGTGGAAATTGGTCTTGCCCTGCGCTCTGACCGCTGGGCGGGGGCTGATTTCTGGGAAGAGCAGGGCCGTTGTATCAGCCTGGACGATATCCTGCGTCGTGCTGATGTGGTGACGGTGGGGATTGACGGCGGAGGGCTGGATGATCTGCTGGGGATGTATGTGACTGGGCGTGACCGGGAGACCCGCGAATGGCTGGGCTGGGGCCATGCCTGGGCGCATGAAACCGCGGTGGTCCGACGGAAGAGCGAGGCGTCCCGGTTTCAGGATCTTGTTGCCTGTGGAGATATGACCATTGTCCGGCGTGTCGGGGATGACACGGCGGAAGTGGCGGAATATGTGCGTCGCATTCATGAGGCTGAGTTACTGGACCATATCGGTATTGACCCGTCAGGGGTGGGGCAGATTCTGGATTCACTGGCGGAAGCCGGGATCCCCGACGGAATTGTGGTGGGGATAAGCCAGGGCTGGAAACTGGGCGGGGCCATTAAAACCACCGAGCGCAAACTGGCTGAAGGGGTGCTGGTGCATGGTGACCAGCCCCTGATGGCCTGGTGTGTCGGCAATGCCCGGGTGGAGCCTAAAGGTAACGCCATTCTTATCACCAAACAGGCCAGTGGACGGGGAAAAATTGACCCGCTGATGGCGCTGTTCAATGCGGTCTCCCTGATGTCCCTTAACCCGGAACCGAAAAAGAAAGAATATGCGGTTTTTTTCATATAACCCTGTTCACACTGTAACCATCACGAACCGCT